CTTCGTTGGCTGCTGCCTCCTGCTGTTCGTCTCCGGCTGCCTCCTTGGTAGGCTCTGGCTTGTCGGGGGATTTCTCTTTCTTCTTTCTGCCTTGCTTGTTATCTACTTGTCCGTTTCCGTTGAGTGCTTCCTCGGCGGTCGGCACAACTGTTGGTCGGTGGCATAAAATGGCATTTACCAAAGCCACAATTTCGGGCGTAACACCCAAATTGACCTGTACGTTAATACTGAAATCTGTTTTCATCTTTGTATATGATTATTTGTATATGATTAATGATGTTACTCATCTTCGTTGATATACTCAAATAGCTCATCTATCTTTTTGTGCTTTGCAAACCATACGCATAAACGTATGTCGAAATATGCAAGTGCTACTGCTGTAAACTTGGAATAGATCACTAACTCCCAATAGTTGGGATTATCAATGCGTGGCATCCCAATCAGATTGAAAAAAGCGATAAGGCCGATAACTACCATCAGCCAATAACGCCAATTCTTTATTACTTTTTTCATACGGCTTAATTTTTTTATAGGTACATTAATTTCCAACACTTGATTATTTCCGTCCCCGTAGTGATTAAGCCTTTTCCGGCTTTCCTAACTCTGAACTTAATAAGCCCATCGTTAGCGTACCGGGCGACGGTGTGCCGATCCACATGCAACGCTTTTGCAGCTTGCCTTTGGTTATACAAACCATCTGGCTCTACTTCGGGTTTGGTGATAATCATATAGCAGCGTTACGTGTGATGGTTAGTGTATTGGCTGTATAGTCCGTTTTAACGCTGAACTTGCAGCCCATCAAATTTTGTGTCTGATACGTCAAAGCCTTGCCATTGTCGCACGCTTTAGCATCAGGTAGGTAAAACGTTTTCGTCTTTCCTACATCAATTGACCGCAAATCGTCACGTGTCAATTTGATTGTTTTTCTTGTTTTGTCTGCCATAAAAGTATAAATATTATTAAAATTGCTTACTTAGTTACTTATACCTTTGGAGAAAAAGAAAACTGCCGTATATTTGCAGTTGAGTTTTGGTGATGTTGGGCAAATAGTCCGACAGCCTTTCTTATGCTCTTGAGGTAAGTTACTTACTTATTTCGGGTGCGAAGATACGTTATTCCAACGTCACTACCAAATTATTGACGTACAAATGTCATTTTATTAACGTAAATTAATAATAGGCTTATGTTTGAAACCATAAATGAACGTATAAAGCACGTCTTAGATACTTTATATAAGGGCAATGTTACCGCAATGTCTAAAGCTACTTATATCAAGCGAACTACATTAAGTAGTATTGTTGGCGCTGATGGTAATACGCCGGGGTTTGACGTAATTATGAAAATTGCCGAAATTTCGTCACATCGTATTAGTATGGAATGGCTAATACGTGGTACTGGTGATATGTGTCTTGGCGAAAAAGAAAACGCTCCATTGGTGGATAATAGCGGCTCAAATAATCGTATATATGATGTTAGCAATATTAATAATGGCGATACAATAAATCGTTTGCTATCCATCGTAGAACAAAAAGACAAACAGATTAATACATTATTAAATATATTACAAAATAGCAAAGTTGGATGATGCAAGAAAACAAAAACAAACTAGCTGCTGCCTCGGTACGTTCTGCTTGGTGGTGCTCATTATCATAGTTTTAGCACTACTTTACGGTGTATTAATGGGCATTCTAAATGTGTTTTGATACTTGCAAATTTTCAGCAAATAGTTTTTAGTTGTTTGTAATTAATTGTAAATCAATAAGATATGAATAATATGGGATTATTAACAGGTGTCATGACTCTAATAGCCAAACACCTGATAATCAGCCCTAAAATGGGGTTTTTCTATTGCGCCAAACCCCTAAAATTGGGCAAAATATGGTGCATTTTGGTAGGTTCGGGCGCAAAAATCAGCAAATTTTCAGCAAATTTTTAAGTCTGGTTTATGGCAAAATCTCGTTTTCGCTTAGATGTTCGTAGGGCTTTGAAAGATGGTACTTACCCGGTTCAAATCGTAGTTGGGCATGGTACTAACATCTATCTTGGTACTGGTGTCTACGCCTCGGTTGGTGAGTGGGATGCCCGGACACAACAATTTATCGGTAAAGGGGCACGGCGTATTAATGCCGCACTTATTTCTATGCTTGCAATGGTTACTAACCGCATCATGGAATTAAAAGAGACTGGGCAATGGCCGAAATTATCACGTAAGCAAATCAAACAAATGCTTACCGACTTGGAATTGGAAAAGCCCACCATTGATGTACCTACGCTTAGCGACGTATTTTCGTCAATGTGTGAGGGGCGTGCCGATCGCACTAAGGGGATAACCAAAAGTGCGTCGTTAAAGATACAGGCTTTTGGCTATGACCCGGCAAAGCTGCATTTTGAGCAAATAACGACTACGTGGTTAGATGATTTCTACGTGTCGATGTCGGGGTTATCCATTAACACGAAAGCGGCTTACATGAAAGCTATTAAGCGTGCGTTTAACTGGGCGATAGACCACGATATAACAACTAATGACCCTTTTAGGCACTACCATATTAAGATAGAAGAAACTCGTATGAGGGATTTGCCAATAGAGAAAATGAGGCAATTAATAAACTTGCCATTACAGGGGCTTTATCCTGAATATCGTGATTTGTTCATGCTTACCTTTTACCTGATAGGTATTAATACGGTTGATCTTGCCGACTGCACGTTAGATAGCATCGTTAATGGTCGCTTGGAATACCGCCGACACAAAACAAATAAACTATATAGCATTAAGATTGAGCCGGAAGCAATGGAGATAATAAACCGCTATAAGGGCAAAAAGCATCTTATACGCTGCTTTGATAGATACAAAGACTATAAAGCCTTACAGGGTAGCGTTAATAACGCTCTGGCTAAAATAGGCCCCGCTCGGTTAGATGATAATGGCAACTTTATTCTTACCGGTAATAATCGAAAAGAAATGCAACCCTTGGAAAAGGGGCTATCTTTGTACTGGGCACGCTATTCCTGGGCTACGTATGCCGCCGACTTGGATATACCTAAAGATACCATCAGTGAGGCTTTGGGACACTCCCACGGTGCAAAGGTTACAGGTGTGTATATTAAGTACAATAGGGATAAAGTGGATGCAGCAAACCGCAAAGTTATAGACTACGTATTAGATAAAGCAAATCGCCCGGGCTAACCTCTCGGTCGGCTCCGGGCTTGCACTATTAAGAAAACAGATTTTTATTTTTTCTCCGTAGATATAAGAATATAGCGTAAATAATTGCCACTACGCAACATAAACTCCCGATATGGTAAATTGTACGCTGATACCATTTTAAGGCTTTCATACCTTGTTTCTGTGGCTCTTTGTTGGCTTGTTTGTTGTCTCGGCTTTGCGTCCCATTTGCTTGCAGCTTATGGGTGTCGGTGCTGTCCTTGCTCTGGGTGGTATTCTCGACTTTCTTCTTGGCGGCCTTCTTGCCGTGTTGGTATGACTTAACGCCATCAGCTTTCAGGTTGCCCAAAGTGTCAATCGTGAGCGTACCTCCATTATCGGCAAACTCGATATACCCCCAATCACTAAAATACGTTAGTGTGGTTCGTTGGTCGGTTTTGATAGTACCTACGTGGAAGCTATCGGTTGCTAACTTGGTGGTGTCGGTTTCCTCTCTTGTGGTTATGGATGATTCCGATACCGCCTTTTTTGTCGTCTTGCAGCCTATCAGCCCAAACAGGGTTAACAGGCACATATAGATAGTTATAAATTTCTTCATTGGCTCATTACTTAATATTCTTGTACTCCTTGGTAGCATCAAAGCATGGGCACGCCTTGGCTACAAAATCTCGATGTCCGTGGATTGTGGCGTTAGGGTAACGGTGCTTTATCTCTGTAAGCAACTTAATTAAAGCCGCCTTTTGCTCCGGTGTTCGGGTGTCTTTTGGTGTCTTGCCATCGGATGCCAAACCACCCACATACACTACACCAATACTATTTGCATTGTGCTTCAGACAATGCGCCCCCACCTCGCTTTCTGGTCTGCCTGGTTCTACCTTGCCATCCACATCTACTACATGATGATAGCCAATTTCGTTCCAGCCTTTAGACTTGTGCCAACGGTCGATGTCTGCCGCCTTAAAGTTCTTGCCCTCGGCGGTTGCCGTACAATGTACGATGATCTCATTAATCTTTCTCATATTAATAACCATTTTGTGGGTCACGTTTAGCGCAACCCTTAATTACACACTTATAGCGCTGCAGTTCTAATTCTAACTGCGCCTTATCCTTGTTAAGCTGCAGAATATCTAAATTCTGCTTTCTCACTAAATCGGTCTGCTCTGCAAATCGTTGCTCTTTCTCTTTTAGTTGAGTTTGTAAAAAGTCCATAGCCTCACGCAAAACGTTAAATTCCACGTTGTCGGCCTCGGCTTCCTCCTTTCGTCGGTTGGTCTTTCGGTTCATCATATATTTAATCATTTCCCAACCGCCTAAAGCGGTAATAACCGATACTACTATTTCAATTACCTGCATGGTACTCGATGCTGTTAAGTTCATAAATCACTTTTCCGTCTCGCTGCTCGATCACTACTACATACCTTGTAAGTAGCAATCTAAATAAGTCCATATCCAAACTATCAGATGATAGGGTAATGGGCGCTTTATCAGTAGTCGCCATTTCTAATTCTCTGCATTGTTTTGTATCTCAATTTATGTTTGTTCTTAATGGCCAATAACTCGTAGTGTCCTTTGATATACACATATTCTTTAAATACGTGCGGCTCAATCATGTTAAGCACTTTACGACGCATAGCATATTCATTGGTATGCCGTAGCAAACCTAAATATGAGTTGATACTACATACGGCGTGTAATACCTGACGTTCGTTGTTTGCCTTGTTTAGTCGCCTGACTGCTGCAATAAAGTTTGTTATGGTTCTGTTACATGTATAGACACGTCCGGGTTTAACTATTGACCCGGTAAACTCAATACCTTTGCTGTAATGCTGCAAATAAAATTTCTTCTCATTCAGTCTTAAACCTAACTTGGCTAATAGCTCACGTATCTTAGGCATTAACGCCAATAACTTTTCTTTGTCCTTATGGATGCAATAGAAGTCGTCCACATACCTGCCATGATGTTTTATACCCTCATTTTCGATAAACCAATCAAGCGTATTAAGTAAGAAGTTTGCGAATATCTGGGCAAACAGGTTGCCGATGGCTATGCCTTTACCCTCACCATTTGTAAATAGTGATTTGTTCTTATCCAACTTCTCCCAATAGCTCAGAGGGCTGTGCCGTTCACAATTCTTTTCGGGTCTGTGTAAAATAACGACACGGCAAAGGTAGCGCAAATCGTCTATGTCTTCGCCCTTGTAGTACTCGACTATAAAGTGATCTACCATTTCAGCCAATAACTTTTTGTCGATGCTCATAAAGAAACCTTGTAAGTCAAGTTTCATAATGTGGCAATCTTCCGTATAATTATTGCTGCACTGCCTTATATCTTCTTTCAGCATATTAACACCATAAAGCTGCCCTTTGCCTTTTCGACAATTAAATGTACGCTCGCTAAAGATGCTTTCAAATAGCGGCGTTAGGCGCAAAGCTATGTAGTGATGTACGATTCTATCCTCAAAGGATGCTGCAAATACCTCTCTGTATCTTGGGCGTGTTACGACAAAGCAAATAGACTTACCCGGTTGGTACGTTCGGTTATTGATTCTATCACGCAAAGTAATCAAACGGCTTTCGTAGTCCATTTCGTAAACAACTGCGCTTGCTGTTCGTCTCTTGCTATGACGGCAATCAAAGTAAGCATCTAAAAGCCACTCTGTCGTTACCATTGTATATTATCATTTGTCATGTTTCTGTTCTCTGTAAATAGTGCTGACACTGCCCTAACTCTGTTCGTGTTGCTGGCCTTAGTGTTCCAATTGTTCGTATTACCGTCGTTGAGGTTCAGATTCCATGCGTTGGTAGCACTGCTCTCGGTGGCCGCAATCTGTGGTTTATTATTTTATTCTTAGCCGTAAATGACGGCATAAACCCCATTTATTACGGAAAACTGCGCTCTCAGTCTGTCGTAACATTCCGATTCTGGCTACAAAGTGTATTAACTACTTTGTTTTTCCACGCTGACGATTGTTTACCTATTTCGTCCATTAGCTCGATGATACTTGCAAACTTTCCTCTGCCTTTTATCCACTCCCTTTCTCCGGCAATTCTCATTAGCGTTTTCATTGTTTCAAACTCTGCCTGAAACTCGGTTAGGTGCTTTACTGTCTCGGCTTTGTCCTTATTGATGTACGCCGCTGCTATCTCCTGCATCAGATTAACGCCAATTTCTTGCAGCTTTGCCCCGATGGTGAATTTGTAGGCACGTGGAAAATTGGGTACTATATCCAAAATGATGTCTAACAACTTGCGTGCATCTAAATAAATCTTTGTACTTGAAACTAATTTTACCGCCATTGCTTGTTTATTAAATTGCCTTATAATGGTACGGCTTTCGCCGTACCTAAAGGTTAAAGACTAAGAAATTAAGAACTAAATAATAAATGCTGACACTGCCCTAACTCTGCCCGTGTTGCTGGCCTTAGTGAGCCAATTGAGCGTATTACCGACGCCGAGGCTCAGATACCATGCGTAGGTAGCACTGCTCTCGGTAGAAGTCCAATACCAATCTTCGACTAACTGGGTAGCTCCGGTAATCAGGGACAAAGCATAATTGATTTTTGTCATGTTGGCGTATATCATAAACATCTCGCCTAACGATGGCAGCCACCATTTGCCCGCGGTCAAACCCTTGTTGTTAGCATTTGCACGGCTATACAGATTGCAGTAGCCCGGTGCATACTGCGCCGTATTGGTAATTGCATCGGCCTTGCTTGCCCCAATAGTAGCTGCCGTGTTCGCCTTACCGTTCCAATCGTTCATCGCTGTGACACGATCAGTTGTTGTCGTACCACCTCCGCTGATAGCTGCGCTACTCCACGTTAGCTTAGACGTTGATTCGGTAGGTGCTACGACTAATATTTTGCCGCCCTCAACTACCACTACGCCGTCGGCAATTTCGCCGCTGTTCTGTAATGATGTCCACTTATGAGGCTTAACCATGAGTGGGTAATCATCGCTCTTACGGTGATACATGATAAAGATACCATCGTATAAGCCGTTAAGATTCATACCCGCCAACAAAGCGGCTTTAAGGTTCACTAATGAAATAAGCGTA